GGGCGTACAGTGGCTAGCAACCGGAGACACTACCATGGGACTAAACGACCTAGTCTTTGGCTTTTCCCGGCTTAAATCCTTTACGCAATTAGGCAAAGGGGCCGACGTTAAAGTCGACACCGGGGGCGGCGATAATATAACCGCAAAGCATACAGCACCCCCAGGCGACGACAGCCAACCGCTACCAGGTGACCGGCCCGCGTTAACCCCAGGATCGGCCGAGGGGACCGCTAACGTTGTCGGATATGTGGACGACAAAAACCCCCTTATCGCCCTGGCAGGTGAGAAGCGCATTTACTCGCGAGACGCCGACGGCAATATCGTCGCTATTACCTGGCTAAAAAACGACGGCACTATTTTATTTATGAACGGCGCGAGCATGACAACGCACGCGCCCGACGGGACCGTAACGACTACCAACGGCGCGGGCACGTACACCCTTTTGGCAAGTGGCACTATTAACCTAAACGGGGTTACAATCGACCCATCGGGCAACATAATAACCCCGACCACTATAACGGCGGCAACCGCAACGGCGGGCACCGTGGTAGCGAGCGCATCGTTAACAGTCGCAGGCAAAGAGCAAGCCGGGCACCTACACTTACCGGGCGCGTATAATATCGGGGGCACGCCGGTAACGGGCAACTCAGGGGCACAACCATAATGGCAGAACAACAAGGCGACGTCGTACTTTTCCAAAGCCTCGACGACGGCAATATACAGATCGACAACGGCACCGTAACGATGGACGGCGGCCTCCAAACTGCGGGCTATTTGTCGCTATTCGGAGGCAACGAGGACGACGACGGGTCCGAAAATAACGCCTTAGAGTATTGGGGCAACAAGATAGGCGAGGACCCAAACGAGCGCCAAGTATCACGCACGCAAAATTTACTGCGGTCGATACCGGCCACCTCGGGCAATTTGTTGCGAGTGCAAGACGCCGCAAAGGACGATTTATCTTGGTTAATCGACGTAGGCGCGGCCACGGCTATAACGGTGGTGGCTTCAATTCCAGCCCTTAACCGTGTTAAGCTCGTCGTCACTATAACGGCGATAGGCGCCGAGTCCGAGTTTACATTTGTGGAAAATTGGAAGGCTAGCGCATGAGTTTAACGACACCAACGACCAACGACGTATACCTAAATATTATAGCGAGCCTCGAGTCGACGCTTAACCAAACTATACCACTACTACCTAAGTCCTTTTTGCGTGTCCTGGCTAAAACCCTGGCGGCCGTATTTATTACGCTTTACAAATATGGCGGCTTTATATTTTTACAAATTTTAGTTAAAACCGCGACGATAGAAGACACCGAAATAAACGGCGCTATCATTTCGCCGCTAAAGGCCTGGGGCGAATTGGTGGGCATAGGCGCACCGGACGCCGCAACAAACGCGCAACTATTGCAAAACGTAACCGTCGAGAATCAAGTCGGCCAATTAAACACGGGCACCCAATTAATAGGGGCCACCAACGGGGTAACCTATCTTACGGTCGGCACCGTTTTATTAAATGCGCCGGTCGTGCAAGTAACAATTAAAGCCGTGCAGGACGAGCAAGGCGGAGGCGGTGCCGGTGTTATTGGCAACCTCGACCCCGGCCAGATCGTTACCTTTGCCAACCCTATAGACAACGTGGCCCGCGACACCGTAGTCGACTCGCAGATCGTTACCGGTGCGGACGCGGAGGCGACCGACGTATACCGCCAACGGATTTTAGACCGATTTCAGAAAAGGCCCCAGGGCGGCGCCTATGCTGATTACGAACTTTGGGGCGAGGAGGTCGAGGGTATAATTAATGTCTACCCATATACGAGCGACATATGCCCCGGCCAAGTTAATGTATATAGCGAGGCGACCGTCGCATCGAGCGGCAACGCCGACGGCATACCAACAACCGCGCAGCTACAAGCCGTTAAGGATTTAATCGAATTTGACGAAAACGGACTCGCGACCAGGCGCCCGGCCGGTGCTTTAGTTTTAAGCCTGGGCATATTTCGGAGCGGCTTCGACGTAACCGTAACGGGTATAAGCGGCGTGTCGGACCTTGCAGCCGTCCAGGCATCTATTACCGAAGGCGTAACCGAGTATTTTCTCGGGCGCGAGCCTTACATACCTGGGCTATCAGCACCGCCCCGGCGCGACCGCATAACGTCTAGCGGCCTGGGGGGAATTGTGGAGGACATCGTAACGGCTGCGGGCGGCATATTTACCTCGGCGCAATTTTTCCAAACCGGCCTACTAACGCCGCTTAATTTATACAACCTAGGCGAGGGCGAAAAGTCCAAAGTCGTAAATGTGAATTTTATTTAAATGGATTGGCTAAACGTATTTAAACATTTGTTACCCAACGCTCGAGCGTGGCGCATCGCCATCGACAAAGCCCTGCGCCAATTTTTCGACGGGCTAACGGACCTACCCGCCGGGATACAGAATTTTTACGACCTTATTTATTTGGATTTATTGCCACAAAGCACCCGACAATTATCGCTATGGGAGGACCAATTCGCACTACCCGAGACAGGCCTAACCGAGCAAGAGCGGCGCGACCGACTCGACGCAACTTGGAAGGCCCTCGGCGGCCAGGCGCCCAGGTATTTACAAGACACATTACAGGCGGCCGGGTTTGATGTTTACGTACACGAGTGGTGGGACCCTATCGACGAGCCACCGGTCGGCGTGCAAGTTTGCGTACCCGCTCGAAATCCACACCTATACCTAACAGGCGGCGCCCCAGGCGTAGGGCTGCTTATGTTTGACGGCGGCGCCGACTCGCAAGACGGCGACACGGTATCGCAAGACGGCAGCACATCGACGCCCGTCGGATATCCGCTCGTTAATAAAGTCGTGACCCAGGGCTTTATCTCGGACGGTAACCCCGAGATGCAAGACGGCGACGCGCAAGCCCAAGACGGTGCCATAGTTAACGATTTTGTATTTAAAACGTATATACTACCGACCGACCCAGACAAATATCATTATTTTTTATATATCGGCGGGGCTACTTTCCCCGACCAAGCGGCTATACCGCTATCGAGGCGCGACGAGTTCGAGGACTTATGTCTAAAAATTTGCCCGCTACAACTATGGCTAGGTATACTTGTGACCTATAGCTAACGGAGCACCCACAAAATGGCGATTGACTTAACGACCAACCCCGGCATAGCCGGGCGCATAACAGCCCCCGACGTAAACTACCCCGGCGGTAGTTCAAAAAACGAGACAGCCCCAGGCGCGGCCGACGGCACCCCCTACATAAAAGCGAGGGCCGACGATATTTTCGGTTTGCAGCAAGCACTACTAGCCGACGCAGGCCTAACGGCTAGCGGTAACGCCGACACGGCTATCGAGTCGCAGTATTTAGAGGCGTTGGGGGTACTCCTTAAAACCGGTGCTTTTAAAAATGGTTTTGTTAACGGCGACTTTTCAGTAAACCAACAAGGCTTAACCTTTCCGGCCGTCGTGGACGGGGAATACACAAGCGACCAATCTCTATACTCCGTGGACTTAGACTTCGGAGTGCTTAGCGCTAATACGGTCGACGTCGTGCCCTTTGCGCCTGGGCAATCCTTGGTTAAAGATAACCCCGAAAACTTTCTGGACTTCGACGGGGCTATCGCGGGGGGAGGCACCTCCGAGCGTTTAGGACAGGTGTTTTTTGTAGAAAATGCAGCCTCGTATTCGGGTAAACTGGTCACTCTATCCTTTAATATAAAGGCCGATAATGCGGGGACCGTCCGGCATTATATAGAGCAAGATTTCGGCACCGGTGGGGCCCCAGACGCCGACGTGCTGGCGTACAACGCCGAGGACGTCGCAGTAGATGCTAATTGGCAAAAAGTTATCTTTACTTTCACAATGCCCAGCGTATCGGGTAAGACTTTCGGCACCACCGCTAACAGTAGTTTTTTAAAGTTAAGGCTCGACAAAATACAAGGAACGGCGGCAGCTACGGCGGCAGGCACGGCGGGCGCTATTAGCCTGGCGGGCGGCGTGCAAATAGCCGACATACAAATCGAAGAGGGCCGAGACCCTAGTCGATTCGAGAGGCTACTACCCGAGACTATGCTCGACAGGTGTAGGCGTTTTTTAAGAACGAGCGACAGTTTTATCTCGCACGGTACTGATAACGCCGTACAGATGGCCTTCTCGATTAATACCGACGGTATGCGGGTAAACCCGACGCTCGACATATCATCTACAACTTTCACAGTGCAGCGATTTAACGGGCCCACCGACGCAGGTATTAGCCCGGTTATAAGTACG